GAACTGCGTAACCGTGACGCACTTGCAAGGTAGCCCCGTCGAGCGGCGGATGTACTCCCTGCTGCAGAGCAAGGTCGATCTTCACCAAGCCCTCGTTGATTTGTACAAACAAGAGCTTGCCGAAAAGATTTGACAGTGTATAATTTCATTTCGTTCAACATAAATCAACAGGAACCCACATGAGCACCGAACAAGAAGACGCAGTCCTATTACTGCAACTGGAAGAAAAAATCACCCGCCGGATTCGCAGCCAAATTCGCAGCATGGTCGATGGGTCAAGCAGCTCGGCGCAATTGAATGACGTTCTTCTGGACCCAGCCACCATGCAAATTGCGCTCGTGCAGAACATCAAGAGCGCACTCCTCAATGACTCGTATTTTGTGACCGAGCTGACCAAGCGCATCGGCCAGCGCATGTCCCAAATTTACTGAGGGGCCACATCATGGATGCCAACACGCTGATAAAGGTTTACGTCAAGATTCGTGACGCCAAAGCCGCCAAGCAAAAAGAGATGGAAACTGAGGTCGCCGCACTCGACGAGCAACTGCAGACCATCGAAGCCGAACTGTTGGAGCTGTGCAAGGCCACAGGCCAAGACGGCGGTAAAACACAATTCGGATCGTTTCGACGGTCCGTTAAGACTCGGTACTGGACCTCCGACTGGGACAGTATGTACCGTTTCATCAAAGAGCACGATGCACCAGAGCTTCTGGAGCGCCGCGTAAGTCAGACCACCTTCAAGGAATTCTTGAAGGACAACCCTGACAAAATGCCTGAGGGGATGAATGTGGAGTCTCGTTACGCCATCACCGTCACCCGAGCACGTTAAATCAACCAAGGAAATCAAATGAGCAACATGACACTTTTCAAATCCGGTTCCGTTATCCCCGACTACCTGCGTGAGGCATCTGACGCAACTACCAAAGACATCGCTGGCTCGTCCGGCGGCAAGAGCATTTCCATCAAGGGCGGCGTATGGCGCATGGTGGTTGGTGGTGAGGAAGTCGCAAAGAACGAAGAGCATGCCATGAACATCGTGGTCATCTCTGCCGGTAAAGGCGTGTCCCGCACGTTCTACGCTGAGAAGTACGAAGAGGGCAAAGACATCAAGCCTGCCTGCTGGTCGGCCGAAGGCGTTGTGCCCAACGAAGAAGTGCCAGAGCCACAAGGCAAGACCTGCGCTACCTGCCCTCAGAACATCGAAGGCTCCGGCGACGGCAAGTCCCGCGCATGCCGTTACAGCAAGCGTTTGGCCGTGGCTTTGGAGAACGACATCTCCGGCAACATCTACCGCCTGTCGGTGCCCGCCAAGTCTTACTTCGGCAAGGCTGACGGTGACAAGATGCCCCTGCAAGCCTACGGCAAGTTCTTGTCTGGCCACGGCATCCCAATCACTGGCGTTGTGACCGAAGCCCGCTTCGACACTGCTGAGGCTGTGCCTGTCCTGAAGTTCCGCGCTGTGCGCCCACTGGAGCGTTCCGAATGGGAAGCTGCCAAGGCCCAGAGCTTGACCGAAGACGCGATGCAAGCCGTTGAGTTCAAGATGGTGGCCAGCAAGACTGAGAAGCAAGCCGCGCTGCCCGCAGCGTTCGCTGGTGCTGACATCCCTGCCAAGGAAGCCGCCGTTGAGAAGGTGCAAGCTGACGAAGTAGCTGAGCCAGTCAAGCGCCCTGCCAAGGCTAAGCCTGAAGTAGCCCCCGCAACCAACTCGAAGGTCGCTGACATTTTGAGCGACTGGGCGACTGACGACGATGCGTGATAGAACCCGAGGGTATGACTCCCTCTTCATCCGTAAGGTAGAGGAAGCCGACCAAAAGCCGGTTGTTCTGCAACTGGCCGATGTGTGCATCGAAAAGAACATCCCCGTCACGGAAGTGGCGGCTTTGTTCGGGGTGACACGCGCGACTGTCTACAACTGGATGACGGGGCTGACAACACCAAACCCTCGGTATCTGGCCATGATTCCAAAGATCACCACACGCTTGCAAAAGCGTAAGTGATCGCGCCCAGCGGGGCGGTGGGTCTTCCTGCCGCCCCCTTTTTTATTCCAGCTACCCGAGAGGTTATGTGACTGATTTTCTCAATTCCGTTCTGCCCACACAGGGCACATACTGCACGGTGGGGATACGGTCCGGTGTTGTCAAACAATCGTTTCACCCAACGATTGCCGACGTTGATGATGTGAGCACTGCGCTCGTAGGTAAGGGTGTTGATGCGTACTTCGCACTGGCCACCTTCAATGACGATTCGAGCCGCAAGGTGGAGAACGCTGCGTTTTTGCGGGCATTCTTTTTGGATTTGGACTGCGGCATGGGCAAGCCCTACGCCGACCAACCTGCCGCTGCCCAAGCTCTCTCCGTATTCATCAAGGACACCGGGCTCCCAAGCCCCACAGTGGTTAACTCAGGCGGTGGCCTGCATGTGTATTGGCCATTGACCGAAGACGTACGCGCCGGCGAGTGGGTGCAGTACGCAAAATCTTTGAAGCGGCTGTGCGCCCAGCACAACCTGCATGCTGACCCTGCGGTGACTGCGGACTCGGTTCGCATCCTGCGGGTGCCCGGCACCCAGAACTACAAGACTGCGCCTGCGCGCCCTGTCCAGATCGTTGCACAAGGTCAGCCGACTGATCTTGACGTGTTCCTCAAGTGCCTGCCCCCAGCGCCCGTTGATTTGTCTGCAGCCAAACAGTTTGGTATGGACGCTTCGACCCGGGACATCGCCGGTGGTGAGTTCCCCAAGTGCATGTTCTCCCGCATCGTCTCTCGCAGCATGGGCACCACAGGCTGTGCACAGATCAAGCACGCACTGGTCAACGCCGCGACCTTGGAAGAGCCCCTGTGGCGTGCCGCCCTGTCCATCGCAGTTCGCTGTGAGGATGGTGCCGAGTCAATCCACAAGCTGTCCAAGGCCCACCCCGGCTACACGGCAGCGAACACCGAAGCCAAAGCGGCCGAAACCAAGGGCCCCTACACCTGCCAGTGGTACCGCGACAATAACGCCGAAGGCTGCAAGGGCTGCAAGCAATCAATCAGCAGCCCAATCCTGATCGGTAAGATCGTGGAGGAAGCCCCGGTCACGGACGACCACTACGTGATCGAGAAGGAAGAAGACGAGGACTCGCCCGTCGTGGCCCTGTCGATTCCAGCATACCCGTTTCCATACTTCCGCGGTGTAAACGGCGGGGTGTTTCGCAAGGACCGGGACAAAGATGGTGACGACGTTGCGGTTGAAGTCTACCCAGACGACCTATACCTGACAGAGCGCTTCTTCGACTCCGACGAGCACGACAGTGGTGACGGTGAGATGGTTGGCATCAACTTACACATGCGCAAGGATGGCGTGCGCCGCTTCTTCGCTCCGGTCACTACGCTGTTCGCTACGGACAAACTGCGCGACCTGCTGGTGCGCAACGGCGTCGTCGCCTACGGTAAAAAATTGGAAGTTCTCATGGCATATTTTGCATCCGCAATTCGTAAGCTGCAGTCCCAGTATGCGGCCAACCGCACCCGAAACCAGATGGGGTGGACTCCTGACCTGCTGGGCTTCGTCGTTGGTGAGTTGGAATACACCGCGTCTGGCGTCAAGCTGGCCCCTCCCGCCAGCGGCACACGGCAACTGGCTGCTGCGTTCAAACCGACCGGCAGTTTGGAAGAGTGGAAGAAGATCGCCAACTTCTACAACCGCCCCGGGTTGGAGCCGCACGCGCTGGCACTGTTCTTTGGCTTTGGCTCCCCACTGCTGCGCCTGATCGAAGGCAACGTGGTCAAGGGCGCGATGGTTCACCTCAAGCACAACGGGTCTGGCTCCGGCAAGTCCACTGCTCAGATGGTGGCCAACTCGATCTTCGGGCACCCCGACGACCTGCTCATGAAGAAGGAGGACACCTACGCCTCCAAGATGCACATGCTGGGCATGGTCAACAGCCTGATCTACACCGTGGATGAGATCACCAACGAGAAAGCTGAAGTGCTGTCCGACATGGCCTATGGCTTCACCTCCGGGCGCGGCAAGCACCGTATGGAGTCCCAGTCCAACAAGATGCGGGCAAACCACACCGTCTGGTGCAACATCACGCTGACCTCGGGCAACGCCTCGGTGACGGACGTACTGCAGCAATACAAGAGCACGGCCGACGGCGAACTGCGCCGCGTGCTGGAGTTGTCGGTACCCAAGTACACCGGCGCCACGAAGCAAGAGATCGACGCGGTGTTCGGCAAGCTCAACACCAACTTCGGTGTGGCTGGGCCCGTCTACATCGAGTACGTGATGTCGCACATGGATAGCGTGCGGGCGCTGTTGGCCAACATGCAGACCAAGATTGACGCTGAGCTGGGGCTGGACCAATCCGATCGCTTCTACTCAGCGATCCTGACCTGCGCGTTTGTGGGGGCCTTGATAAGCCGCCGCCTGCAACTGCATGACATCGAAATCTCGCACGTCTACCAATACGCGCTGGCAGCGGTAACTCAGGTTCGGGCATCAACCAAGGCCGACATTGGCGACCCCACCACGGTGGCGCAGGAAACACTGGCTGCGTTCATCAACGAGAACGTGAACAACGCGTTGGTGGCACCATTCACTCCGCCCGGTGGTTTGCCCGAGCGCCCTGCAGTCACCCCAAAGGGCGCATTGCGCATGCGGTACGACCCGGATACCCGGGAGCTGGCCATCTCGGTGGCGGAGTTCCGCAGGTTCTTTGCCATGCGGCAGGTGGATGTGAAGGACAGCATCGTGCGGCTAAACAAGGCGCACTACATGAAGCATGACGGCAAATCTCACCCGACACGATTGGGTGCTGGCGCAGTTGGCGGGCTCAGCGGTATCGCCATCCGATGCTACGTGTTTGATGGAGACGCAATTGGCATCGACGAGACGGCGTTCACTACCCCCGCCGTCTGAGGACGTGAGGCTGTTCACCCTTCACGGGGTGGACTACTTCATCCTATGGGACTACCTGTCCATCGGGGCGTCCTTCTTCCTGCCAACCACAGCTACCAAGAAGCAAGCGTTCGAGGCACTGCAGCCGTACGCCCGGTATCTGGGAATACAGCTGCAGGTGCGCAACCGCTGCGAGTACGGACGCTACGGCGTCCGCGTTTGGCGAGTTTACTGACGCATCGCGGCTTTGGCCTCGCGCAGCCAGCTGGCGTAGCCCAACTCCATCTGCTTGATCTCTTTAAGCGCTTCCTCGCGCTCTGCAGCAGGCATGGACTCGGCACCGTCTTTGCTGTTGATGAACTTGCGGTATGCCCGGGTCTCTTCCAACTGCTGCAGTGTCGCGTTGACGGCGCTCTCCAGTTGCAATTCGTCCGCGTGTTCCTCCGCATACGTGGCGGCGCGGTCTATATCGGTTTTCATCAACTCGCGCAGGGTGGCGCCCGCTTTGCCTACCTTCTCGCGCTCCTCGTAGAACTCCGTCAGTTGGCGGGTGCCAACGGGGTCGTACATGTAGGTGCTGAGCAGAGCCCACTTGTGCAGGGGGCGGTCGACTCGCGTTGGGTTCAGCAGGGAGTCAGTCGTGGCCGTCAGCAGGGCTGCGGTTGATCCAAAGTACCCGCGCAGGGCGTTGTCCACCATGATGGGGGATACCTCGGTGCCGATCGTGTCGCGGCTGAAGTTTGCAATGGCGATGGCCAGCTCCGAAGTCTGGTCCGTTTTGCGCATGCTGGGCTCCATCTGCTGGTGGTGGAAACCTTCCAGCGGCCGGCCGGTCAGGAACGACTTGTTGGACCATGCCTCCAGCACAGGTTTGATGGCCTGCGGCACTGGTGTGGCTCGGCCGATGTACTGCTCGTACATGTAGGTCAGTGCGGTGCGAGTGGCTTCCCATGCAGTCTGTTCTTCTGGCGTGCCTTGACGCTTCATGTATTCCACGACGCGCTCCGGGATGACCTTGAAGAACGCGCCCAATTCACCGGGCACAGGAATCTTGTAGCCACCGGGCAGAACCCAGTTGCCGTCGCGGGTCCGCAAGTCCATGTTCTTGTAGTCTTCATCCTCGTCATCCTTGCCGATAGCGTACAGGCCCGCCAGTACGGACACCGTGAGTGCGCGGCCCCAGAACATGCGACGAGCCTGAGCGCGGTCGATAGAGGAGCTGGAGTCCTTGCCAGACGCTGCGCGGTATAGCACGTCCATACCTTGGATGTATGCGTTAAAGAACGGAATGGTTGTGACCATGGCACCCACGAAGTCGCTTGCGCCACGGCGGCGGAAGTTGATGAATTCACGGGCTCGGGTCTGCGCCAGCAATGCGTCGTTATTGGACTCTTTCAGGGTCTGGTCGTAGATGGCCTTGCGCACTGCCAGATCAGAGGCGCGTGTGATGCCGTCCAGTCGGTGGATCAGAGTCTCGAACTTGCCGCGCGGCTTGTAGCCCAAGTCCTTGAGCAACGATGTGGCAGGCTTGCCCGCTTGGAAGTCGTATTCGCCGGTCAGGCCCAAGGCGCCAAACTCACGCACCATCGGATGCTGGATGCCGCGCAGCTCGGCCAGTGCCAGCTTGGGGAAGTTGGTCAAGCTCATGCGCAGGAGGGCACCGGGGTTCTTCACGCCGGATGTCATGATGGCTCGTTGCACGTCGTCCGTGACCTGCTTCAATGCGAACGGTGGCAGCACCGTGACCGACTTGCGCAGCACGTTGGAGAATTCGCCCAGTGCACGCAGGCAGTGCGCCTTTGGTGGGGCCAAGTCTTTGAACGCCATCACGTCGTACTTGGATGGCAGCTCCCAGTACATCATCTCCCCATCGACGTACATGCCGACAGTGTTGGGTTTTCGTTGGTCGCTACGCCCCAAGAACTTGGCGTGGCCGAGGTCTTCCAGTGCCCGCAGGGTTTGCACCGTGCCGTCAGTCTTCATGGTCTGGCCTACCATCCAACCAAGGGTGTTCAGGTAGTTGTCAAATACGTTACCCACAGGGCGCTGCTCGGAGCCCACCAGTTCTGGCAATTTACCGACTTGGGCCAAGCCCTTGTTGCTGATCTTTTTGACCTTGCTGAACGCAGCAGCGAACTTCTCGTCTTCCAACCGGTCAAACGGCACGTAGCCAACGGTTTCTTTCCACACGTCACCGGTTTCTTTTGTCAGACGGCCGGCCGCCACCATGTTGTCTACCATAGCGATACGGGCTTCATCCATCAACTTGCTCATGGCCTGCAGGTCGGGGTCCGCCTTGTACTCGCGCACCAGTTGGTCGATCTCTGCATCCTTGAGGTGCAGCAGAAACTCTGTGCCGTCATTTTGGTTCGAGGTCCGCATGGCGTCCAGACGCACGCCTTCAAGGATACGGCTGGCAAGCTGGGTAGCGCGGTCGCGGCTGTACCCGTTCTTGGTGCCCCAAGCGTCGATCAACTTGTAGACTTCTGCCGGCGGACGCACGCCCTTGGTGGTATCCACACGCCACAAACCCGTTGTACCGTCCTTAACCAACGAGCCCTGTTGGAAGTACTCCAGCAGCAGCTTGGCGTGGTCTTGGGCTTGGCGGTACAGGCCCATTGGATTAAGTTTGCCCAACGAATCGCGCACCGCGCCATCAAACTTCTCGCGCAAACGGTGTTCAATGGTAGCCGCAGCATCGGCGGTTTGGGTGCGGAACTTGGTGGCGTAGTTGACGCCGTCTTGTGTTTTGAACCCGTCGATCAGGCGGGTCAAACCCGACTTCTGCTCAACATCCAGCGGGCCCATGGAGTTGACCAAGGACTCAGTGCCGACCGATACGGCAAACTGTTTGCCGGTCTGCTTCTGGGCATCACCCATCTCCTCTTTGGTCAGCCCCAGCAGGGTGTCACCCACGCGAAGCGCTTCCGACAACGCGGTGTCGGCTTTGGCCGGTATGCCCAGCAAGTCACGGACGTAGGTGACAAACTTGTTCCACGCAGTCTGGCCCTTGTACGGGATGGACTCCATGTACTGCTGCATATCGCGGTTGGTCAAGGACCAGACCAAGACTTCGTGCGGGTCTTGGAGGGCGTTGTTCATGCGCTTGTAGTAGCGCTGCTCAAAGTCTGTCAGCTCGGCACCCGATGTCACGCGGTCGTTGAAGTGTTTGGCAACGGCGCTCTCCAGCGCCAGAAGCTCGCGCACCGCCGTACCAACTTTGGTGCCTTCGGCGGACTTGTACCGCCCAGTTTCGATCACCCCCAGCGTTGCAGCGTGTAGCAGCTCGTGCAAGATTGTCTCGGGGTTTGTGCCGGACAGCGTACCGTTAGCTGGGTGGTTAAGCGTAATCGTAATGGCTACCGGAGAGCCGACGGCCCGCTTCCCTTGCAGGTTGGTTACGCCTTTGGCTCCAGATAGCCGACGCCCTTCGTCAGTAACTTTCACCGGGTTGAGTGTTACCCCCATCTCTTGCAGTTGGCGGAGTTTGACTAGCACCCGCTGCGCAATGACTTTCTGGTCGGGGTCCGGCAAGTTCCGCGCCGCCCACTGAGCCACATCCAGCATAGGCTTGCCGTTGATGGCCTTGAGCGTAGCCTCGTCTGACGGGGTTGGAGTCTTTACGGCTTCGGCGGGGACCTCTTCCGCGCTAAAGTCCAGCTCCGCTTGGCGCTCGTCCTTGGTGGCAACAGGCGTTGCTTCCTCCTCGGCCGCAGGCTTTGTGCGTTCAGCGTACTCGATTTCTTCCTTCTTGGTCATCGGAAACAGCATGGCCTGCGGGCCCCGCAGGATTTCCTTCTCGCCCTCCTCAACGCCAAACTCAGACGTTCCAACCGGCTCGCGCAGCTTGTCAGGAATCTCTTTAGTCGCAGGTTTTGCTGCCTTAGGCGCAGGGGCGGGCGCGGCTTTGGGGGCTGCAGGCTTGGCTTTCTCCAATGCCTCAAGGCGGCGTTTAAAGTCATCAGCTTCAGCTTTACGCGCTGCTTCTTCAGCGTCGGTTTCGGCGGCCGCTTGGGGCTCTGCCGTCAGGGCAGGTTTTGCCGCAGGGGGCGGTGTTTGCGGTGCTTTGGCCTTGCGCGCGGCCCGGTCAAGCGCGTCGCGCTCTTCTTTTTTCTGCGCAATCTGCGCGTCAAGCGCGTCCCATTTGACACGGGCAGGAGAATTGACCGCAGGTACGCGCCCCGCCTTGGTGAGCAGTTTTTGTTGCTCGGCCTCTAGCGCTCGCACCTCTCCATGGACTGTATCGGCGGTGCGTTCGGTAGGTGCGGCTACTGCAGGGGGCTTTCCGCCTTGAGTTTTAGCTCCCGGCACAGCATCCCGTCCAGCAGGTACCAATCCGCGTCCGTCAGGTGCGACAGGTGTTTTGGCGGCGGGGGAAACTCCGGCTCCGGGTTCAGAGCCGACGGGGGCTGCAGGCTCACTAGGAACTCCCACGCTTGGCTCACCTGCTCCGGGCTCAACTTGCTGCTCAACTGCAGGCGTCTCGGTAGGGGTCGGTTTGA